TCAAACGAGGTTTGTCAGGAAAAGCGGGAGTGAACGGGCATAGGTGCCCTGCTGCCGGACATGAAATGGCTGGCCACTCGAACTTGCCTGCAAAAGGGCAACTTGTGCGGGGTCTAGGATCAACGATGCGTTATTGGTGGCCCAGGCCATGATCGGGGAATCAGGGGCCCCAAGGGACACCTCGTATGATTCTGTCTGCTCATTGAGTGGCGTTTCTGCGCCGTCAAGCCAGGTCCAGGCACCGCGTGCCCGTCGTGTCCAGCCAAGCTCGATTCCGCCATCGTCAATATTGTGCACGCGAGGATGGACTGGGCTAAGCGGCCGCCGCGTAATCCCCCGGCAGGTTATTGCGGAGGTTACGGGTGCTGTGTCGGCAAGACCTAACGCTGCGATCTGCGTTTCAGGTAACTCACCAACAATCGCGGAATCGAGCGCAGTGCCTGTGCCATCAAGCAGGACAAAAACTTCATTTGAAAGGTGCGAGCCGATCTTGTGTTCTGATCCGCCTCTTCCTCGCAGAAGATTGGAAAGGCGCCATTTACCGTCCCCCAGGGGCACTGCGTCACGGAATTGAATCAGCTCCTCACCTATCAGAGCGCGATTGGATCCGTTCGCCAGCTGGGCAAGCGTGCAACTGGCGAGAGCCAGATCATGCGCAGCAAGCTGAACATCGACAGCCGAGACGCGATCAATCAGATGGGGGCTGGCGGGAGCAAGTGTTCCGAGAACTAGCCCAATTTTGGCTCGTGACCGGCCACTTGAACCCAGCGGTTGCAGCTGCCCGTCGCCATGATCGGCGAAAAGTGCTGCTCCCGACCAGCCGGGTGATGCAGAAGAAGCGGCGGCATAGAGCAGTGGTGAGGAATCGCTTTCGCTGACGCTCCAAGGCAATTCAAAAGCGGCAAGAACGGTTGGCTCACCTACTGCGTCCAGCGGATTGTTGAACTGTCCTGCGTCGCCGCCGATCCCTCCCGATTCGATCGTCTGGCCAATCGCACGAGCGAGCATCAGTTCGATGCCCCTGTCACGCCATTCCCAATCGCTCACTCTCCACAAACCGTTTTCGCCTGGAACGGTAACTAGTGCGCCTGGCGTAACTGCTGGATCAAGTTCGGCAGTTCGCCAAGCGAGGGTCTGCCGTGACCAGTTGGCCCGGCGTGACATGCCGCTGACCAAGGCGCGGGCCTCACCAGCTGTCATGGCAACTGGCAGGTCAATGCTCGAAAGCTGGCCTGGCTGAGGGCGCCCGGGGGCACGTTGCAGGCCTGGCTGATAGTCGCGCTCGACATCGTAATAGCGCAACGCCCCTGGCTGCGAGGTAAGAGGAGGAAGGCGCCTGCGGGTAAAACCCTGTTGGGCACCAAAGGCATCGTCAGCCACTGCAATGGCCGGCTCGCGCAGGGTGCGCACAGGCTGGGAGGCCTCCCTTGCAATTGTAAGCGTGGTCCCGCTGACATCGCAATCAAGCGGAAATGCTGCATCAAGCTGAGACAATGTTTCTGCAAGCGAACTTTCGCAGCTTATTCCGGATACTCCTGACAAGGGGGCATTGGCAGCGAAATCGTCCACGAGTCCTTCGAGTAGTGAAGAAAGCGTGAGCCCCGATTCGCTGGTAAATGCTTCGAAAGAAAGGGCCGGAATGCGGTTGCCAAATTCGGCGAGTTGCAGGTCTTCAAAGACTACATAAGCGCATCCGCGATTGGCAGGGCAAGCAGTCGATCCTATTGCTGCAACTAACAGCGGGTCAGGGCTCTGTTCGCCTGTGCCACTGTAAAAGCGCATTTGACCGCCGACCTTGAGGTCACCGGCGGCACCGCGAAGCAAATTGCCGTCTGCCCAAATGCGGCCAATCGATGCCAAAGGGCGGCTGGACAGTAGGACAGCGAAGGACACGGTATAACTGTAGGTGGTGACTGACGGCTTCCCTTTTCCGCCGCCTTGCTTGTCCTTGTGTTCGATCAGATCAGTTGCCCAAACAATCGTGCCGGGCACACGCATCTGCCCAAAGATGCGCGGAATTGCCGAGCCATAACTGGAAGTTGTGATAGCCAGTTCTTTGAGTCGCGCACCTTCGCGATTGCCGCCGCCTCCGCCTAAAATCAACTTGTCGACTTGTGATCCTACTAATGCGCCAATTGTTCCGCCAATCGGGCCGCCGATCACCGTGCCAATGGCCGAAAACACTAAGGTTGCCATAGGAAATCCTTACTTATCGAGAGCAAGACGCCAGTGCCAGGCAAAGACGCTGACATCTGGAACTGGTGAGATGACGACCTTGCGCAGTCCCGCGTGGGCTTCGACCATCAAGCCAGGTGCGGTGCTGGCGATGGCGAAGTGCATTTGAACGGGCGATGGTCGCAGCAGGAAAATGTCCCCCGGGCTGACCGGGGCTTTGCAGGGCACGAAACCAAGACGTGCGGCATGCGATTCGAGATCTTGCCACCACCCCGTCCGCAAGCTGTAGCCAGTGGGTAACCTTGCATCCATTCCGCAGGCGGTGAACGCAGCTTCCAGAAGGCCGATGCAATCCAGGCCAGTTTGGGGGTCGCGGCCATGCAGGCGGAATGGAGCGCCCGCAAATTTCTCGGCGGCTTGCGCCAGATCATCGCCGGTCATGTGCTGGAAGTTGGATATCGAGCGATCATGTCGTTACCGGGAAGATAAGGCTCACCCTGAAAATTGATCGCATTGCCAAAGCGCCCCGCGCAGGTGGCGATTGTCCGGTCGCAACCTTCGGTCAGCCGTAGTCTTGTTCCAGCGGCAGGCGCTTGATCAAGCGGAGTTCCAAGAACCAGCTGCGAGCCAGAAACACTGATGATCTCAGCCGACTGCCCGGCCAAGGGTCCATCACAGACACGCAGGGTCCCGCCCAAGAACAGGCTGGGGTCGGCGGCAGTGGAAATAGTCAGCGCATTCTGGTAGAGTTGAGCTGAAACGACGGCTGCGCGATGGGTGAATCTTGGCGCTGAAAGCGTGCATCCACGACCGCAGAAAGCTGCGCGGCAGGTGGGACTAGTTCGGGGTATCGGGTCGAACTGCAGCTCGGCCTTGCGCGAAACCAAATGGGCAGTGAACTTACCCGCCTCTTCAATCACCGAGCCGATTGCACCCCGATAGAGCACATGGTTTTCCAGTGTTTCCCAATCAACGATACCTATAGCAACCCGGGCGCCGTCAAAACGGCCTGCCGCAAGGTCAGCCGATGATATGGATTCGTGGCTCAGCGCGCCTTCCACTTCCGCGCTATCCGGCTCAAGGTCTGCAGAGCGCCGGATAGCAGAGGGCAGCATACCCGGAACGGCGCGGTGGAACACGCCATCGAACCATAAGTCGCCATCGTGGGTGGTAAAGCCAAGCATGACGCCATCATTGCGGGCGACGCGCCAGAATGTAGCTACGGTTTCAAGGCTCTCCGAAAACCACAAGCGGGTCATGGTCCTTCACGAACTTCGACAACCGGCACACTCGGGGCTTCGCCGGCAGCGAATGCGTGACCGGAGATTTGCAAATGGTCATCAGCAAAGCGCACTGGAACGTCAAACAGGAAGCCGGCGCGCACTTCTGCGTTTGCTGCGGGAGGATCAGCGAAGGTAACAATGCCCTGCGGATCGAGCGTCTAGCCCGTGGTTTTGACTACACCGCCAACGCTGACGATGACCGATCCGGTGACCGGCCTCGTGATGCGTCGCACCTGCGCATCGGCACCCCCACCATAACGCTTGACCAGGTTAAAGCTGGCAATCGTGCCGTTGCCCGTCCCTAGCAGTTGATCGCTTGCCACCGGCGTTCCAGTCATGGAATTTGAGCTGTAATCTGAAGGATCGCGCAGACGAAAACCACGTGCCGCCCCGCGCCGGGCTCGGAAAAAGGCGAGCAATTCGCCAAGTTCGTGCTCGGAACGGATACCCGGCCCGACATCGAATCGCAGCCTTGCGTTCGACCACAGGCTGTTGCGCCGCTCAAAACCCGACGCGGTAACCGAAACAGAGGTCGAGAATTCCGGGGTTACCGTGGCGTCGCGGCCCAGAGCCAGCGGATAGGGAATATCATCAAAGGCCTGCATGGAACTTTCCTCTTGAAGCAGGGGGAGGCGGACGTAGCCATCGCGATTGATCTGCGGCAGCGCCCAGACAAACACTTCGTGGGGAGCGCGCGACAGCGCCTCGTCGATGCCAATGTCGATCTGCCGCCACAGGTCAGCGGAAGACCCGGCGGGAACGAAGCCGGCGAGATAGTCTTGCTCCGCTGTGGGATAGCCTAGCCGCACATTGACAGCGGCATAGGCCTGACGGCGCTGCGCTTCGGCTCCGGCGGTCAACCAGTCATAGTCTTCTACCTGCAGACGATCGAAGGTGGGATGCGCCCATCCGGTTGGCAAATTGGCGCGGCGTGCCTCCGGCGTGACGGGATCGAGCACCGTGGGCAGAAAGGTTAGCAGCAAGACTTCCGCAGCGGTGGGAGCGACCGCAGCCTTTACCGCATCGCGCAGCGCCGTGGTCGATGCCGATAGGATTGCCCCGGCGCTGTCGAGAAGCGCCTTTCCCGTCGCGCTCAGGCTGGCAGTCATGTCGGCGATCACCAGCGGGTTGCCGCCAAGCGCCGCCTTTGCTGCATCGTCGTATATGTGGATGTGATGGTTAGAGTCGATCCACCACCACGGCTCGCCGATCTGGAAGCGGACTGAAACGCCAGCCTCCCGCATCAGCATGGCGAAAGCAGATCCCACCTTGCGCAGCCATGCCATCGCTTCACTCTTGGCAGGCGATATCAGCGCCGACGGTGGCACCCAGCCGGTGCGCGCCGGAGAACCGTCAGCTGCGCGCTGCTGCCAAGTGTCAGGGCAGTGCTGGGCAAGCAATTCGTATGACAGCGATGCTATCGGCGAGAGGCCTTCGGCTTTGCACTCGGAAAAAAAGGCGCGGTGCCAGGCGTCGGCAGGCTTGCACAGTGCAGCCGCATCTGGATCGACCAGATAGGCTCCCGCCGTGCTGGCCTTGAGCCGGAAGAAATGACTCATGCCCAGATAGTGCAGCACCGATCCGCGATAGCCGAGGCCGATAATGTTCCGCACCAGCCGGGTAGGGGACTGGTTGGTGCAATCGTCATAGGCGGTCGCACAGGCCAACCCGTGCGGCGGCACCAGCACATCGCCGATCTCCAGCATGCAGCGGTCGCCTGAGCAGCGAATGTCGCTTACTTCAACCCAGCCTTCAGCTGCTTCGGTCAACGGTACCGAACTTCCCGCCACATATCCGGGCGAGACAATCGAGAGGAACAGGCGGTCGATTGCTGCCGGGTAAACAGCTTCGCCATCAGCATCCCAGCCTGCAGCCATGGCGGAAAAGGGCAGCGTGACCATCGCATCGCTCGGAGAGCCAGTAGCGTAGGACCAAGGCCGCACATACCAGGTGTGCGCCGCACCGCTGGCGTCTTTGCCTTCGATGGTCAGCGTCGGGCCATTGGCAGCATCAAGCGCGATAACCCCGCCAGATCGCCAACGAAATGAAAGCGTGGTACCTGCATAATTGTGATCGGTTTTGTAGGCGAGCAGCGGGTGATCGAGCCGGTCTGTGCTCTCCCAGATCAGCCCGGCCAGATCGCCCTGACCCATGAAGGTCGCATCGATCCGCAGGGCATCGGGTGCCGTCGTTGTGATCGCCGCCATCATCGGGCGTGGGAAATCGACAGTCCAGAAGCGCGGGTCAAAACGCTGGATCCAATCGCTCGCCTGCCCTTCGCGAGCGCTTGCTAACCAAAAGGCCATTGGTCGGAATCCTTCAAAAATCGCGCAGGGCGCGGCGCACGGCGCTGGCGACCTGGCGCGAGGAGCGCTGCAAAGCCTGTGTCGCCGCAGGCGCGCTGGGGCCGCTCACATTGATGGCTATGCGGATGTCGCGCGCACCGCTGGAACTGCCATTGGGTTCGATGCGGCCAGCGCTGGTGGGGACGAACAGTTCTGGGCCGCGCTCGCCAACGAGATAACCTGCCCCCGGTGAAACAGGCCCCCCTGTGGCTCGCCCTGGCAAGCCCAAGACGCTGCCTATCAATCCTCCAAGCAGATTACCGATGCCTCCGCCACCACCAGATCCGCCAAGCGGTCCAAGCAGGCTATGGAGCGCCTGTGCAGCAATATCGTTGAGCACGCCAAGTGCGATGCGTCGCAGGTCTTCGAACCCCAGACTGCCTTTGCGGATCGCGCTGAGTAGCCCGCGTTCCAGAACGTTACCGGCATTGGCAAAGCCATCGACAAGCGTGCCATCGAAAGTGCCGCGCATCTGGGCTATGTCAGCGGCAAAACCTTGGGTGTTGGCGCGGACATCCACGAGCAGGGTATCGACTGAATTTGGCCCAGAGTTTGGCCCTGAGTTAGGCATTTTCCTGCTCCATCATCGTATCGAGTTCATGCCGCGAAAGCGCTGACGGTGCGTTGCCGGTGGTTGCAAGCACGGTTGCCAGTTCGGCGGGGGTGGCGTTCCAGAATTCGGTCGGTCGCCAGCCAAGCATACGCGCCGCAAGTGCGCAGAGCTTCAGCGCAGACTGGCCGAATCGCTGGGTGTCCACTCAGGCACCCTGCAGAATTTGCGCGAGCAGCGAGCGGAGTGGCTTGGATGCGCCGGCAAGGCCGAGTTCCATCACGGCATCACCCACAATTTCTCGGGTCAGGTCTTCACGGTTCGTCAGGCAATGCCAGAACAGGGCTACCATCTCGCCAAGTTTCAGTTGGCCAGCACCAGCCCGCTCAACCAGAGCGAACAACGGGCCGAGCTCCTCTTCCGCTGCCACCAGCGCGGAAAAACTGGGGCGCAATATCCGGGGTGTTCCCAAGATGATTAGCTCGCTTTCACCGCGCAGGGGATTGGCAGAAGCGGTCATGAAGGCACCACCGCGCCTGAGCTTTCCAGCAGCAGCGTGTAATTGCGCTCGCCATTGAAATCGCCGGAGTATTCAAGCCGCTGGATCAAGAATGCGCCACGCATTTTCGATCCATCCTCGAAGCTCAGCTCATAGTTGTCGATCGCCCCGGAAAGCACATTGGCACGGATCTGGTTTTCCGCCGCGCTGCCGAGGAAAATACCTGCCGCATTGACTGCGACCTGCCGGGTACCTGCGCCGGAAAGCAGTTCGCGCCAGCTGCCGCTATCCTTGCTGGTGATGACCACAGTTTCACTGGTGATCGACATCTGCGTGGTGCGAAGGCCCGCTACGGTGCGGTAGACCGGCGGGGTTGCGCCGTCCGAAATCTTGAGCAGGAAGGCTGAGCCTTTTTGGGCTGCCATGGTGGTTCTCCTAATAAGGGTTGCGCCAATCGCCTCCGCGATTGGAGTGGGCCGGTGCCGAAGGGGCGGACGGATGTCCGGCCCGCACCGCCGTCAGGCGGCGAGAGTTCTAAATCGATATTCGATCAGCACAGCGCGGGTGTTCGCTCCGCGCTGTTCGGCGCGGCTGCGCAGGAATGTCAGCGAGACGAGCTCGAAGCCGTCTTGCGTATAGGGCATGGCGGCGATCCGGGCCTCGATGGCGTTGGTCAATTCCGCCGCGGCTCCCGCCTGATCTCCGCGGCAATGCAGCTCCAGAGCAACGCGAATCTCGCGGCCATCTCTGTCTTTGGTGCCCCAGTCGGCTGAGGCGCTCGCGGCAATCGCCAGCCAGGGCAGGGCGGCGCGCGAAGGAGCCTCTTCGACGATGGCGTTCAGCGTCATTCCGAGAAAAGGGTCGTCAGCCAGCCATTGCAGCAGGCTTGCACGAAGGGCGATTTCCATGGGCATCAAGCTTTCGTGAAAAGCGGCCAGAGCAAAGCGGCGCTCCGCCAGCGGCGCGGGTCAGTGCGCAAGGCAAGGGATCGGGATTGGGCGGCTGCAGTGGCGATCGCCTTGGCTTTTGCGGTCAGGCGCGCGCCAAGAGCATCGAATGCGGCTAGCGAGATGTCGGCATTCATGTCAGCCGCATCTGGCGCCATGGCCGCCACATGGCAGCCACTGCTGCAGGCGGACTTGATGCGGACCCGTCACTTTCGCGCTGGCGCCACGCATGGGCAGCCAGACGGATAATGCCATGACGCAAGCCATCAGGCAGGGCGGACCATGACGGGGCAAGGCCAGCGGAAAACCGTACCGCAATGCGGCTGGCGGCTCCGGGGTCACTTACCTGCACCAGGCCTGTACCGTCAGCCGAGAAATCCAAGGCATAAGCAGTGGTGGCCAGTGCTATCCGGCTGCCTGCAGCATCCAGGCCATCGACATTCGTGATCGCGGTAACCGGGCGGGCTTGCAGACGTAGCCAGCCAGTGCTGACGGCAAGAACTTCCTCGCATGTGCAGCTGAGCGGCACGGTGCCGGTAAAGGCCTCGCAGCTTTCCAGCGCCATGCGCAGCAAGGCATTCAGCGCGGCATCTTCGCTTGGTATCGTGATGCCAAGCCAGTCTTTCAGCTCGGCAAGTGCCGCCGGTGCCAGCGTTGGCGGAGTGACGATTGCCCGCTTCATGGCGATCTCCGTGTGTAATTTATGGAAAGAAAAGCGCCCGCGCCGCTGGGCGGGGGAAGGGAGCCGCAGAGGAGCGGCGCGGGCGCAGCCGGCCGGGGCGCGAGGGGATGGCGCTCGCCCGGCCGGTGAGGGGTTATGTCGAGATCTTCAGCAGCTTGATCGCATCGCTATCCAGCACCTGACCACCGATCCGCTTGGTTGCGTAGAAGTGGACGAAGGGCTTGTTGGTATAGGGATCGCGCAGGATCGTCGTCGCCGAGCGTTCAGCGATGAGGTAGCCGTTGCGGAAGTTACCGAAAGCAATCGGGAAGGCGCTGGCGGCAACATCGGGCATGTCTTCGGCCTCGATCACCGGATAGCCGAGCAGGCGGGCCGGCTGGCCTTCCATCAGTCCGGGCTGCCACAGGAACGAACCGTCTGCTGCCTTCAGCTTGCGGACTACCGCCAGCGTCGCCGAATTCATCACGAAGACAGCGCCCTGACGGTGGCCGGGGCGCAGCGAGTGGACGAGATCGATCAGCTTCAGCTCAGGGCCGGTATCAAAGCCGGTGGCATTGCCGCTGGCGATGAACTGCAGCGTGCCAAAAGCGCGGGTCGCGTCGGTGGTCGCTGCGGTAGGCGCTGCAAGGAAGCCCTTGGGCTGGTTGGTGCCGGTGCCTCCCACAAAGGCCGCCCCTTCGGCGCGGGCAAATTCAGAAGCGATTTCGTTCGACAGCCAGTCTTCCAGCACGAAAGCAGCATCGTCGAGCATGGCCTGACTGGTTGCCGGATTGGCGTAGAGCTCACCTGAAGGCGGAACCACTTCGGCGAATTTCGGCGTCTGGGTTTCAGGGCGGGTAGCCGTTTCGCTGACCCAGCCCGAGGCAACGCCGCTGGTGGTGATCAGCTTGCGGTAGCCTGCAGTGCCAACCTGCACGACCTGCGAAATCGCGCGGATCGGGCTCATGCGCTTCAACTGGGCGGCGATCATCGCATCGATTTCACGCGGGACGGCATAGCCGCCATCTGCCGAAACAGCGCCCGAAAGCGACTTCAGTTCGCTCTCCAGGCCCTTGCGCAGGTAGCCATCGACGAAGCTCTTGACCTGGATCGAAGGTGCAGGCGCAGCGCCATCAAGCACCGGGCGGGCAGCAGCGCGGGAAACCTTGTCGAGCCGTGACTTTACGTCATCGACATCGCTGCGCAGTTCGACAACCGCCTGATCGGTTGCGTCCTGACGGGCGACAATATCGAACGAGGCGTTGAGCGGATCGGTGGCGGGATCAACAGTAGGGGTAATGGTATCCATGGGGCAGTTCACCTTTCAAAAGAAGCCGCTGGTCCCCATGGAATGAGGGGCGGCCGGCAGGGATTTTGGGAAGAAATAGGGAGGAGTTACTCGAAGAGATGCACCCGCGCGGCATGTTGCATCGGGTGGGTGACAAGGCTCACCTCGAAGAGCTGAACCTCGGTCAGATCGCGTCCCGCGCCGTGCTGGCGATAGGACTGGACACGGTAGCCGAACGATAGCCCGGTTACCTCGCCGCGTCGTAGGGCGCGGGCAGCACTGCCATCGGGGGCATCGATCCGGGCGAGAACGCGCAGGCCGCGTTTGTCTTCGGCGATCTTTTCGATCCAGCCGATGCGCAGGTCGGGCCGGTGCTGCCACAGCAGCGGGAAGGGCGTTTTGCGCATCGCCAGACTGCGGGTGAAAGCGCCGGGCAAGATCAGATCATGTCCAGCATCGCGGCGATCAAACAGCGCGGCATAGCCTGCAAAGCGCAGCGGCTTATCGGGACCACTCACCGCAGGAAATCCGACAGGCCAAAGCGGAAGGCAAGGCCGACCAGCAGAAGGCAAGGCTGCCACGGACCATCCAGTCGATCGCTGCTTTCCACGCCGATCGCTTGGCATCACGCCAGGCGGCAAGCAGTTGGCGCAGCTCGGACAGATCCTTGTGCGCCTTCTCGTCATCAAGGCCCATGCGGCTGAGTACCCGCTCGGCGCCGAGCTCGCTCGCCTCTTCAACAATCGCGCGGAGCGTAACGAGATCGCCCCCGGTGCTGGCGGCCTGCGCAATCAGGCGGGCCAGCATTTCATCACGGTTCATGATTTGTTCCTTGATTGATTCGCCTTGGGAGCTGCTCGGACAGCTGACGTTGCCGAAACCGGCTCAGGTGGCAGCCCCAGCATCGCGCGCTTTTCCTCGTCGCTGAGGAAGGCCGCGTCGCTGACCTGCTTCCACAGCTGCTGGCGGTCTTCCGAAAGGGCGGTCACTTTATCGAGATCGAGCGTCAGCTTGGCGTCTGGAAACCATGTCGCCAGCCCTTCGCAGAGCGCCGCGAGAAGCTTGGATGAGAGCGGCAACAGGGTCAGCCGCCACAGCGCGCGATTGGCCTCGCGGTAGTTCGCAAAGGTCGAATCCCCCGGCAGGCCGAGCAGCATTGGTGGCACGCCAAATGCCAGAGCAATGTCACGCGCGGCGGCGGCTTTCAGCGTGGCGAAGTCCATGTCGGCTGGCGAAAGCGCCATCGATTGCCACTTCAGCCCGCCTTCGAGCAGCATTGGCCGCCCGGCATTGGCCTCGCCCGAAAATGCTGATGCAAGTTCGGACTTGAGCCGGTCGAACTGGTCGGCATTAAGTCCGGCGCTGTCGCCAGAATCATAGACCAGCGCGCCCGATGGCCGGGCGGAGTTATCGAGCAGCGCTCGATTCCAAAGGCTTGCCGCGTTGTGGATCGCCACGGCCTGATCCGCCGCCGAAAGGCAGCCCGCGCCGTAATGGTCGTCTCCCGGGTGGAAACCCTTGATGTGGATGACATTGGGCGAGGCGTCTTCGTCCAGCACCGGAATGGTCAGCACGGTCTCGCCCACGCGGTAGGCCCATGCCGTCGGCCAGCCATCTTCGCCCAGCACGGCGGAGACACGCTCGGGCCGCAGCGCGAAAAGTTCGATTGGTCGGCCACGCGCATCCTTCATGATCTGCACCCAGGCATTGCCGTGGAGCAGCAGTTGTGAGGCCAGCGTTTCCAGCAGCGATTGGCCGGCACTTGTCGCAGTGACCAGCGACACCAGCTTGGGATCCTCAGGCAACAGCTGCGCCTGCCCCAGCCCTTCAGAGACCAACCGCACAGCGCGCTGCGCCACCGGGTTTTCCAGATAAGCGTGCTTGACCGCCGACTGATAGTCAAACGGACGCCGCGCAGGGGTGCAATCGGCAAAGAACCAAGGCGAAGAATAACCGCGCGCCAAAGGCACACGTTCCCGCCCTCCACCCTTGAAGGCGGAGGCCAGCGACTGGAGAATTGACATGGGTTTGGCCTTTCGGTCTTTCAGAAATCGGATCGGACGCGCGGCACGGCGCGGGACTTCAAACACAGCTCGGTCAGCGCCCAGACCAGCGCATCGGCGCGGTCTGGGGAGCGGCCCGGGCCTTCGTACCCGCCGCCGGCGATAAGCCCGCAGAGTTCGTCTTCCAGCGCGGGGAAGCACCCTGCGTGGCGCACTCTTCCGGCCTCGTACAAGGCGGCGACTGGCTCGGCGCGGGCGACTTTGCCTTTGCTCGCGTGGACCAGCTTCAGCGGCAGGTTGACCTCGGCAGCGCGGAGGACGCTGGCGACCATGGCTCCGCCCTGATTGGCTTCGGCAATCACCCGGTCGGCCTGCCAGACCTGTGCGGCATTGGCGACGGCTCTGGCCCAGCGTTCCGGGCTGGCCTTTTGCACCGAGGCATCGGCGAGCACATGGGCCAGGCCATCGTCGCCCAGCGCGCAAACGATGATGCCGCAGGCGTCTCCGCCCGCCGAAGCCGGGGGATCGACGCCAATGACAATGCGGCCAAAAGTGCCGGTTTCGCTTTTGGTGCGCACATCCTCCAGCATGGCGCGGGTCCACAATGCGCCTTCAGCTTCCTCAAGCAATTCGCCTTCAAGCTCCTGCCTGCCGAGCGTGGTCTTGCCATAGGTGCGCTTCATCTGGCGCAAAAAGCGAGGCGGCAGATTGGCACCATTATCGAATGTTGATCCGCGTGTGACGATCAGGTCGCCGTCAGCCTCCTGCCCGAGCAACTTGCGCAATAAGGGCACGGCGCGAGGTGTAGTCGTCGCAAGTGTGACTGGCCGGTCACCTAGTCGCAATCCCAGCATCAAGTTGTCCCAACTGCGCTCGGCGCGGCTGCTTGCATTGTCCCATTTGGCGATTTCGTCACACCATGCGTGGCTATGTTGGGGCCCTCGCAAACTCTCGGACTCCGCTGCGGAGTAAAGTGTGGCGGTGGCACCATTGGGCCATGTCAGCCGACGAAGGGATGGCTCGAATTCCGGGAGACGATGGGGTGGTGAGACAGCAAGAATGCCGCTTTCACCCTCCACCATCACGGCCCGAGCTTCGGCCAGGGAAGCCCCGACCAAGGCGATCCGCGCTTGCGGATTCCGCCGGGCAATGCCGCGAATCCATTCAGCACCGGCGCGTGTCTTGCCAAAACCTCGTCCGGCCAGAATCAACCAGATGCGCCAGTCGCCGCTAGGGGGCAGTTGCTGCTGTCTGGCCCAGACTTCCCAATGCCAGCGCAGTTCGTCCTTTTCTGGCTTTGACAGCTTGAAGAGAAAATCAAGGCGATCACTCTCTTCCATGCCCCGCAGTTCGCGGGGGTTAGGCCTCACAACCGCCACCCTCTGCCAACAGCACTGCGACTTGCCGCTCTCTTTCACGCATGGCGTCTAGCTTAGCGTTTATTGAAGCGAGAATTTCTTCCTCGCTTTCATTGTCGCGCATGGCGTGTTGGCGGGCAACGCTTTGCTTGTGGGCAACGAGCAGACGAAAAGCCGTGGCGTTGTCAAACTTGCGGCCATCTGCGTCTTTGGTTTCGCCAGTGCGCAGGCGATGCAGAAGGTCCATCTCAAGGTTATCATAGCCTTCGCACAACGCGTTCAGCCACTTACGGAAGAACTCAGGGTCTTCGCGGCGGGTTTTGTAAACCCAAGAAACGCTGATCTGGGCACTTTCGGCTGCCTCAGAGATATTTGATGAGTCTGCAAGAGTTGCGAGGAATGTCTGACGCCAGTTTCGGGGTGCACGCGTGCGCTTGCCAGCCGCGCTTGGCATCCGCTTTGCTTTGGTCAT